TACTTTACGGTATATCTTTACTTATTTACGGTCTATATTTACTTATTGGACTGCCATGAAAACCCTACTATTTTACATTAACCCAAAAACATGGTACATAAGATTCCAATGTTGGAGGAAGGGGATACATGTTAAACTCATACCATGATCAAACCTGATGTCATAGAGTTCATAAAAGAGTTGAGAGAAGATTTACTAGACGGCCATCTACGAGAAACTTTCGAAGAAGTATTCCCCAAAGACCAAGAAGCCATAGACGGGATACGTCCGAGCAAGAGTAACAGAGGAGGGGCATTACTATACCAAGGAGAAATCCACGCATATCTGGCCAACAGGCAAAAGGAGCTAGAACAATAAAATCATGTCACCTCTCGAAGAATTAAAACGTAAGCTAGAGGGCGACAAGCCCAAGGAAAAGGTTGTGCCTATAAGCGAAATACTACCAGCGGTTATACCGGAAAAGCCACCAAGGAAAGTAAAGGCAAAGCTAGGTCGTCCAAGAGCAATTACACCAGAAGTTCGTGCGAAAATAGAAGAGGTGGCCTCACTTGACGGAAGTGTCGAAGAAATGGCCATGTATGCAGGTGTGGGAGTAAGAACGGTTTATGATTATTTGGAGGCGAACGAAGATTTCTCGCAGAGAATAGCGGCGTTGAGAGAAAAGCCTATACTCAAGGCACGGAATACCGCGATAGCGGCGTTGAATGACCCAGATCACGCACATTGGTATCTTGAACGTAAGAAGCGCAACGAGTTCTCGCCAAAGGTCGAAATAGAAACGACAATGAAACATATCCTAGTGGATGTGATATAGCCCCATGGCCATTGAAAAGGTAAGCCTCAAGGAAATCATTCACTTCCTACCGAGGCAGGTGGAAGCTACAAAGGCCGCTGACACGCATAAATACACCCTCTACGGAGGCTCAGCCGGCCCAGGGAAGAGCTACTGGCTACGATGGTATCCAATCTACCGCATGATCAGGTGGGGCAAGGAGCTTGGACTCACTGGAATACACAGCGGATTGTTCTCCAAAGACTACGGAACACTCAAAGACCGCCAGATCAGTAAAATGGAGGTGGAGTTCCCTAAGTGGCTAGGAGAAGTAAAAGCCAGTCAGACCGAGGGACTAGCCTTTCACTTGAAGCCGGAGTACGGAGGGCATGTGCTGGCGCTTCGAAACCTAGACGACCCAAGCAAGTATCTTTCATCAGAGTTCGCTATCATAGCTATCGAGGAGCTGACCGAGAATGACATTGCTGTATTCCACACCCTCCGAGGACGTAATCGTTGGACTGGCATAGAGGATACCAAGGTGATCGCCGCGACCAACCCAGGAGGGCAAGGGCATGCTGGCGTAAAGAAGCTATGGATAGACCGAGACTTCCCAGAGGAGCTATTGCCAGAAGCCAAGGAGTTTATATATGTGAGGGCGTTGCCGGCGGATAATCCATACCTCGCGGCTTCATACCTCCGAACACTCGACTCACTGCCAGAGAAGCTACGCAAAGCGTACAGGGACGGCAATTGGGACGTGTTCGAGGGTCAGTACTTTGCCGAGTGGGATAGGGATAAGCATGTCTGTGAGCCGTTTGAGATACCGGAGGCATGGCCAAGATTCATTTCAATAGACCCGTCAGGTCGTTCGGGTATCACATCGTGCCATTGGTACACGGTAAATCGTGATGGGACTGTATACGCCTATCGTGAACACTACGCAACCGGCATGGACATCGATCAACACGCTGAGGAGATAGCCAAGCTGTCCAAGGATAAAGACGGGAATGACGAGAGATATTCATATGGAGTGATAGACTCGGCGGCATTCGCAAAGGCAGGATACTCCGAGACTGCGGTGGAGATATTCATGCGTCACGGAGTAGGTGTAACCTACCAGCTTCTACCAGCTGCAAAGGAGCGAATAGTCGGTTGGAACGACGTGCATCAGTTCCTCCGATGGACTATCCACACCCCGCCGAAGTTTAAAGCATTCAAAACATGTTATAATTTGATACGTACAATACCACTCCTACAACATGATGAGATTCACCCGGAAGATGTAGACTCAAGGGGAGAGGATCATTGTCTGACGGGGGACACGCTCGTTGATACAAGAAAAGGACAAAGGACGATTAAAGAATTAGTTGGTAAAGATGGTCATGTTGCTACACTTGTCGGATGGAAGCATTACCATTCCGTGAGGATGACAGGCCAGCAACAAGACGTGTTTAAGGTGACCCTTTCCGATGGACGAAGTTTCAAGGGAACTGCTACACACCCAGTGCTTACGACGAAAGGATGGAAAGAAGTTAGAGAACTTGATTTGGTACATGACGCTGTGATATGCTTAGATACATGGAACCAATCATCATCTCCAAAACCATCCAAGAGTTTGACGGAAAGCGATACTATCTCTGCGGTAAGTATTTTCAAAGAAAAGGACGACGTTTACATGTTAGAGTGTGGGAAAATACTTATGGAAAAGTGGAGGGAGGAAATCATGTCCATCATAAAGACCACAACAGATCAAACAATAGTCTTGGAAATCTGGAAAAACTATCTCGGTTCGCCCACCTGTCCCTTCATGCAAAGTTGCCAGAGAGTCGTCGCAGATCTGCGGAATCCATCGTTAAATACGGAGTACCGAAAGCGAGAGCATGGCACGCTAGTGCAATTGGATCAGAGTGGCACGGAGAACATGCCAAAGAGACATGGAAACATTGGAAGCAATGCACAAAAATATGCCAATGGTGCAAGAGAAGATACAAGACCTATTTTCCAAGCCGATCGAAGTTCTGCCATCTCAATTGCAAAATGCGAGCCCTGCGGGAAAGAAGACGTTTACAATCTCACTGTCCCCAGCGTTAAGCATTTCTCAGTTAATGGTGGTATTATAGTTCATAACTGTGCTGACGAACTCCGATACTTCCTCCGAACATTACGTGATAGTAAAGCACCAAAACTAGAGAACGCAATTGAAAAGAGAATCAGGAAACTAAACGAGGGTGGTGAAGACTTCTGGCCGACATAGAGTTACTAAATTATCAACACCTAATAAACATGGCTAAACAAAAAGCAAAACCCGTCCAAGGTACTCCTGACGAGAAAGGTCAACTACCTGATAAAGGCATAGAGAAGCGTCTCAAGACAGAAAAGACTCCACCGACATTCACTCCCAACTCAACTCAAAGGGTTGCCGCTTCGTATGTGAAGAGACGCTCAGGTGAGATGATACGATTCCGTCAGCAACTCAAAGTCGAGGGTCGCTGGAGAGAAGCAGATCAAGAATACCTACCACATGAACTCGATTTCGGTACAACTAGAAAAAGATTTGAAACTGACCAAGATACGGGACTGCGTTCTCGAATGGTACCTGTTGGGGACATCACCCAGCAATGGCGTCAAGCGTCTTCAGCGCCGACACTTCTCGCAAAGATTCAAACGGCAATTGGCCTCATCATTGACCAAATGCCTGAAGCTGAACTCGTAGCCCTCGAAAAGAAATATGCAGACCGGACTGACATGGCTTATGCTCTATGGAAGCGTAACTGGCAGATCTCCGGCGCAAAGGACAAGCTCAAGCTGACAGTTTTCAATCAGATGAAGTATGGCTGGGCTCCGCAGAGAACATTTCCACATAAATACGTCATCAAGAAGCGTGTGCGCGTAACTGTGGACACAGAGAACCCTGAGATGGACACCTTCGAGGAGAGGGATGTCGAGAGATACAACGATGTTGATCGCCAACCGCTAGACCCATTCAGAACATGGATAGACGAGATGACCCTTCCGTACCAGCCAGACACGATGAAAGAGTGTTATTTTGAGGTTGATTATGATTACGATACATTCATGACCGAGTTCGGAGATTATCCGGGCGCAAAGTTCGTACCCAAGAACTCATACATGCAGAGAGGCGAGGAAGAGAGCAAGGTGAGGCTCGGTGGCACGATCCGCGATAACACTAACGCTGACATCAAAGAGCGTACTGACATCGTAACTGTCGGATTCTTCGAATCAGTCCGCAAAGATCTCTTCGTAATATACATCCCGAAGTGGAATATTCCCGTGTATGTTAGCCCTCTTCCGAACGATGAGGGGTATTTGTCAGTTACACATACGATGTACCTCGTGCGCTCGATGAAGCTCCCATACGGCATATCGATCTGGGAGATTATTCGCCAGAACAAGGGGTTGTACGACAAGATGAAGAACATGAGCATGGACCAGCTCGTGCTGTCCATCATGAAGAGCTTCTTCTACTCTGGCACGAACATGAACCTTGGAGATGGAAAGATTATGATAGTCCCCGGCGAAGGTAGGCAAATCACATCATCTACAGGCAAGCCTGAAATCACATGGAATGAAGTGCCAGGCCCCGGCGAGGATTCATGGAGAGGCATGGAGTTCATCCAAAAGGAAATGGAGGACGATTCGGGTATCACACCTACGCTCGAAGGTGAGGTTACCGGCAAGACTCTCGGAGAGATACAGTTAGCACGTGAGGCTGCCATGCATCGCATGAAGACTCCAGTCGATAATATCGCATGGCTTATAGAGCAGGATGCTTATTTGACACTCTCATGGATGAGCCAGCTCTACACTATCCCGACCATCAAGGAGTTCACGAATGATCAGGAGCTCATGGATTACGAGAAAGAGAATCAGATTGAACACTCAGAGCTATTCAGGGAGGATGTATCCGAGGACAACCCTGAACCGAAGATCACCGCAACTTATTTGCCGCAACTATCGCTTCACCTAGAGGATAAGAAAGGCCAGCTCGTGGAGGGTAAAGAGTCCAAGTTCTTCCAAGTAGGTCTAGGTAAGGGACAAGTTCATCCAACCAAACTGAAGTGGAAGGGTCTATTCAAAGTCATACCAAGGTCGATCATAGACTCAAGTCAGACACTGGTGCATGCGATGAAAATGGAGATGGCGAACCTGCTCATCCCGATATTCTCGATGGAATTGAAAGCTCCCGGCCAAGCAATGCAGGTCATGGCAAAGATTGCCAAGCAGATCGTCAAAGTCCACGAAGAGGATGAGGAGGATTGGCTACCAGATTCATGGATAGCCTTCTTGAAACAGGGTGCACAACCGCAGGGTCAGCCTCAAGGTGCGCCGGGAATGCCTGCAGGAGCTCCCGGACAGCCCCCACAAGGGCAAGGAATGCCCCCACAAGCCCCACCACCATCGGGAGGGCAAACTATGCAGGCTGGAGCAGGTGCAACGCCTGTAGCGGCACAAACGGCCGTTCCGCAGGGGCAAGTGAGCTCGCCTATGCCTTCACAGACACAGGGTGGCATGGGTGGTATCTTCACTAAGAAATTATAGGTATGGTATAATAAAGACATGGAAGGAACACTAACAGAACTTATTACAGCATGTGGAAAAGACTTTGTAGCATTGCACAAAGTTGTCGGAGGATTTCGTGCTGATGGAAATAAAGAAGTTGATGATATGGAGTTTCCCACTAAGCACTTCGAGGAGATGGGAGATACACCAGAACATGCAGTCGAAAAACTATTATTAAAATTAAAAGAATAATTATCATGACACCAAATCCCAAAGGAGTAATGGAAAAGAATAACAAATTGATGATTAAAATGGACAAGAAGCGTGAAAGTAATCGTGTTGCATCGGAGAAGAAGCGCACCACCAGCGACGGGTATATGCCGAGTAGGAAATTATCGGTAAAGAGTGCAACTCCAAATGAGGACAAGGTAGCGTTTCACAGCAGTGTCGAAAAGAAAGGCGGAAAAGCATATCGAAAAGAGACATCTCATACCGTTGGAGGTGTTGCACAATCAAAAAACAAGCTAGACTTAAAAGTCAAACAGCGCACAGCACAATAAACGTATGAGACAAAAGAAGACAAAACAACTCAAGAAGCACACAGTCAAAGAAGTCCTTCAATCCCTCCAGTGGTCGGTGGAGGACGGGAAGTTACAGTTACTGTCGCCGATCACGGATGAGTTCGTCAGCATAGTATTATCAGAAATAACAAAACAAAAATGATTTCATTATTATTGTCGTTGGTCATCTGGGGAGTAATCTTCTGGGTATTGTGGTGGGGATTAGGAAGGATTGGATTAGCCGAGCCTTTCAACAAAGTGGCAGTAGTCGTTCTCGTAGTCGCCTCAATCGTAGTCCTCATAGGATTACTAACAGGTCAAGTAGCACCGTTCCCGTTTCTTCTGAACACCAAATTATAGAAAACACCAATGGCCAAACTTTCTCGCACAGAATCCGCGCAGGTAATGAAAATCATGGACACCGAGGGGTGGAACATGCTTATGAAGCTAGTGGCCATGACGGTAAGCGAGCTCAATGCACGAGTGTCGGCGGGGTCGAACGCCTTCGAGGTTCTCCGTAGCCTACACACGAGAGAGGGAAAGGTGGCCGGACTGACGGAGTTCTTCAATAGTATCGAAAGTGGGGAGTTATTGACTGGAAATATGGTATAATAGAGCCATGAAATACATTGAACTTACACAGGGAAAAAGAGCGATAGTTGATGATAGTGATTTTGAGACATTGAATGAATTTAAGTGGACAGCAGCTAACGTTCAGGGTCGTCACTGGTATGCCTCGCATACATTTGATGGAAAATATAAATATATGCACGCATTTATAATGAAAACTCCTACAGGAATGGTGACAGACCATATTAACGGAGACGGATTAGACAACCGACGAGAGAATCTTAGAATATGTGATCAGTCAATAAATAACTTCAATAGAATAGGTCTTAATAAGAGAAACACGAGTGGATTTCATGGGGTAACTTTAGAAAAAGGGGGTAAAAAGTGGAAAGTATCTATACAGATAAATAAAAAATATATATATCTAGGTACTTTTATTTCGCCCTTCGAAGCAAGTAAGGCTTATGAAGAGTATAAATACGATCATGTAAAAATATGACAAAGAAATTCAAAGCCGGAGAAGTAACATTCTTCGTGAATAAAAAGGGAGACGAGGTGAAAGTGGTCATAGGCAAGGAGACACGATACATCAAGTTATTGGATTTACTGGGCATGGTGTTCAAGATGACCGATGACCCAGACATGAAAGCTCAACTCATGCCGGTCCAGCAGAAAGAAGTGATGAAGTTCAAGAAAGTTCATACAGTACAGGTCAAAAACGACATGAAGGCCGGCGAGACGCTCCAATTCACCTGTATCATCGATGTCCCAACCTATGTGATCGATGGTATGCGTGATATAATCGCCAAAGAAGTTCCCGGAGCAGTGGCGATACTGAACGAGCTAGTGCCACAGAAAGTTATCCCCACATCAAAGTAAGCAGACATTACCAAATAGTTTTATAATTACAGCACATATGGCAACAACTACAAAACCAAAAGAGACAAAGAAGGCAGTAGCGTCCCCGACACAGTTCGTGACCGTAGACCAATTCAACGATGTCGTGGGTATCCTTTCAAAGCTGAGCGACAAGATAGACGCTATAGGCACAAAGACTGCGACTCCGGTGGAGGCGGCGCAGGTTAAAGAAGTCGAGAAAGCAAAGAACGATAAGATATACGTTAATCCTACATGGGAAGAGAAAGCCCATGAGATTCTAGGTGAGAGGGTTGATTATTGTTACCAATCAACGGACGGAAACCTGTTTACAGTCGTGATCAAGGAGGAGTTCTCAAATGCACCGAAAGAGTATTTGGAGATGTACAAACTCGACAAGCGTTCAAAGGCAATTGGAAATGAGGGGGTAAGTGGAGTCGAGACTTTCTGTAAGCTCATTCTCCAGAACCTCAAGAGGCAAAAATAATTAACAGCATAATATAAATATCATGGTATCACCACACAACACAGGTATGAAAGGCAATAGCGGAGAACAGTTACACTCTGGTCGTCCTGATAGTGCTCACGAGGAAGAAGTCCGCAAGGCAGATTGTAATAAAGGCGAATCCAATGAGTCGTCCGAGAAGTCTGGCGAGAAAGATTCGAAGGAGATGAAGGAAGCCGACGAATAACATGGCTAAGACTAAAGAAAAAAAGAAGATCGTCAAGAAAAATGAGGAAGAGGAGTCTGACGAGAACTCCAAGGAAAACGAAAAGAAAATCAAAGTTAAGGAAGGTACGAAGCCTATCGAGGACAAAAAGGATAATTATGAAAAGAAGCCATCTGAGAAGCTAAAAAAAAAGAGAAGTACATCGGACGGATACTTACACCATTAAAAAGCCCATACTTTATACCAATGAAAAACATAACACTTACAATCGGAGAAAGGCTAGCGGCATTGAAGATATTTGATGCCTTCAAAGGTTCAGTCACTGAGCTCGTAACGATCATGGATGACGTTAAAACTCTTGTCATCACCGCAGAGGAATGGGAAAAGGCCAATCGAGTGGTCACCAAGACCGAAGTTGGCGAGCAGTGGAAGTGGGACGAGGCAGTAGAGTCCACATGGAAAGAGGTTACATTGCAAGCGGCGAGTGTTTCCTATCTGTTGAAGTCCATCACTGAAAAGACCGATGTGACTATCGCGGATATAGCTCTTATCAGCCTAAGTAACAAACTTAAATAAAATGGTCTGTAAAAATTGCAACGGAACCGGTCGTGTAGACCTTCCAAAGAAGCCTGAAATATCATTCACAGAGCAGGGGGATTGCCCAGCGTGTGATGGAACGGGAAAGGTAGAGGAAGTTAAGTCCCCAGAAGCGCCGGTAGAGATCCCAAAAGAGGATGGCGCAACCGACTCGCAAGATGGATCGCAAGCACCTGAGTAGCACATTACAATTATCAATCACGCCTCGAAAGAGGCCTGATACGGGCGGGAGAAAGCGTCAATGAGATTGATTCGTAACCAATCTCCATCTCCCCTCGGTACCAGGCCTTACGGGGGCCACATAGTTTCTTCGTATTCACCACGATGTAAAACAAAGGTGTAAAACCACTATGCCCAACCAAGAACCGGACGTAAAATTTGTCGAGAAAATCGTTGTCGCACCCGCCGGGGACGATGGCGAAGTTATCGAATCTCCTGATTCGTCCCAGGAGGAAACACCCGAAGAGGGAACGGAAGTAGAGAAGCCCGAATCGGAAGAGGAACCAACTCCCGAAGAGAGCGAAGAAGCTCCAGAGGAGGAGGAACCTGTAGCCCCCGAACCTTCAAATGCAGCACCGGAAATAGATATTCCTGTTGAAAAGTACGGAGAGGTTAAACGCCTCCCCGGAGAAACTCCGCGGGAGTTTGCCTATCGTATCGAAATCTCTCGTTTAAGGGGAGAAGAGCGCGGCAAACAATCGAATGAGATTCTCACACCCCCGCCGGCGCCTATCAAGACCGAACTATCGCCCGAGAAGAAAGCTGTCCTCGCAAAGTACAAAGAGGAGGACCTCAAAACTTTAAGGGAGGTATTCGATGTCATGGCAGACGACATGGGGTTCGTGAAGAAGGACCAACTGGGAGCTAGTCGCTATCAAGAGCAAGCTACCGAGGTTCTCGACAATTTCCTTGAAAAGCATCCTGAGTACCAACCCAAGAATGATCCGGGGAACGTACTATGGGCACGCTTCAAAGAGGAATACTCACTCTATCGACCCACCCAGAATCCTAGAGACCTCAAAAAGGTACTAGACAAGGTTCACAAGGAAGTTTTCGGTATTAAGCCAGCTGCGGCCATCGATAAAAAAGAAGCCGCGCGTGCGAACGTAAAAGTCGCGTCTCACAGCGGTTCATCTAGGCCGTCCGCCTCTCGCGAGGGGGAAAGACGGGGAGCGAACCTTGATGGTTTGCGAACCGATATGCTCAAAGGATTCTCCGATGAGGAGATCGCAGAGCTAGGAGCTTAGATATAAAAATCACAATTCAATATGGCTCAAGGATTTACCTTGGTATACGATCCAGACGTAACCGTCTATCGTGAAGTGAAGATTGCAAGTGGTACAGCTGTAGCATCTGGAACAGTCGTTGATCAGTCCCATTCGGGCTCATCAACTGTCGATGTAGCAACCTCCACAGGATCTTCAGTTACCAGTACCATTTACGGCGTTACCGTTGGGAGCATTTCTTCCTCGGCAACCACAGTTAAGATTGCTCTTATCACTCCTAGACAAGTCTGGGCATGTGATGCAGGTGCAACGAGTTCAACAGGAGGTGGAACAGCATCAGCCGCTTATAACGATCTTCGCTCGGTTCTAGGCACAATGACCTTCACAGTAGGCACAACTGCTCTACCGGCAGGCCTTTTGACGTACACATCCTCAACTGGAGTCAAATCGTTCAATACTGGCGATACGATGACCTGTTCAACCTGCTATAACACAGGTTCAGATGTCACCGGCACCACAGGCGTGTTTCTCCAGCAAGGTCTATTAGCAACAATCTCAACAAGTCGCATCGTCGGGCGATTCCTAATCGAACACGCTGCTTAATCTAA